ACTCTCCATTGCGTTAAAACCAAAATATGCAGCGGCTATTCCAGATGCGCCAATCACATACACAGCCGCTATATCCGCCATCAACTTCGCTGCCGTTTCCAAGCCTGTCATAGAGGCCACTAGAATAACCAACGGGTACAGAATCATACCAGACAGCGCAAACCAAGTCATACGCCTCTGCGCGTCTCTCTTGGCGTCTGCGTCCTCCATTCGGCGACGGCGGTCCTCCAGCATAATCTCATGCTCAACCGGATCAATCTTTCCGTTTCCGTTTAGGTCGTACTCGTTTGGCATCTTCTATCCTCTTGGCATATGCAATCGCGTGATGCTTGTGGTGAGTTATTATAACAACTTTTTCGTATTTGTCATATACAACGTAATCCCCTCTTTTATTTCGGAATAACCTCAAAACAATACACCGTAGTTTGGCTCGTAGTTATCAAGACTTTCGCATCCTCAAGGGCTTCTCTGCACTCATTCTCAGTAGTAAACTGATTAAGCTGATAGTGCTCGATGTTGTTATTCATAACTTGAAACCAGATTAAAAACCACATCACCACTTCCCCTGATATCTACCCCAATGATAGAGTATAAAAGTTACAGCAGCGGCAGTAGAAGTGGCGATAATAATACCTACAGTCCATTCAATAACCGCGCGTTTTAGTTCTTCTTTGCGATAAAGCTCTTGTTTGCGGACACGCCGCATTTCACCCTCAATAGCCAAGACCTCTTCCCAAGCCGAAGGACCGTAGTTCCATGAAATATAGTCTTTTATTTCCTTACGCATAGCCTCCATCTTTTTGCGCTGTGCAAATATTTCAATAGCACTTTCAGCATCAGAACCTTTGAAACTGTACCACGGAGGATTTTTGAGTTGTTGTTCAGCGTATTGAAAATCAGAAAACGCAGCCCCCCATTTAGCAAGAGTGCCGCTCATCTCCTGAATGTCTTTTCCGACACTCATTCCTTGCTTAATTATATTAAAAGCAGATGTGGCGAGGCCAACGGCTGTAATAGGATCAATCATGTGTCCATGTACCTCGCAGGGCAGTAAGCGTCTGGGTGGACAACGTGCCGTTTATCGTACCACTGGCCGTTCGTACCCCCCGGTGCGCCGCAGTCGTAGTAGCAGGCTTTATAAAACAACGTGCCATAATTGTTTACGAAAGTGTGTCCAAACGACACGAAGACCAACGCGCACAGCACTAAAACTCTCCGACAAACCTCTGAGGTCGGGCTATCGGACTAAACCGTTTATTAACCGTGCCGCCAGAGGAATACTTAGTCTTTCCTGCATTGCTTAACGCAATGGCAACCGCCTGCTTCTGCGGTCTCCCAGCAGCCATTTCAGTCTTGATGTTCTGGCTGATTACATCGTTTGATTTACCCGATTTAAGTGGCATTTCTCCGCTCCATCGCTTCACGCTGAACCTCAATTCGCTCACGGTTAACGTCGTTACGATTCTCTGCAATATCCTCTTGACTCTCGATCCGCGCTGCCGTGGTCGCTGCCTGCTGCTGCATCTTCTGCAACTCAATCAACATCTGACCTTGGTCTTCTTCTTTCTTACGCTGCAAGTCTTCCTGCTTGATAGCAAGCTCCTGCATCCGAATCTGAACCAGAGGATCGTCCATTGGACTGCCGCCTGCTGGAAGAAGCCCCGGCAGAATCTCCGCCATGATCTTTTCCATCTGCATCGAAATCAACAGTTCCATTTGCCCAGGGTCCTGCATGTCCTGCTGTACCTTGGCAATCTGCATCTGCGCTGCCTGTGGGTCAATCGCTCCGCTTTGAGCAGCCAGTTGGGCCTGAGAAATAATACCCTCGATCTCGCCCATAACCATCTTACGCGCTTTCTGAGAAACGTGCTCCATGATGTGAGAATAGAACGTACCCATAACCTGTGGAGAAGTGGACACCAAAGGCGTCTTCATAAACGACATGTGCATACGGATATGCGCGTCGTGATCCTGCTCTGGGAACGTATTCAAGATCTCGCCCATCAAAGCACGGGCATTCTCGATGGCCGGATCCAGTGGCTGCGGCTGGGGTGGTGGTGGGAGAATCTCGTCAATGTTCTGAACCTCAAGGGCCTGATACATTCGACGATACGCCGCATGCAAGTTGTGCATCTGTGGGTTAGATTGCGCAAGCTGCAACTGGGTCTGTGCCAACGTGACCCGCTGTGCCATCGAGAATATATTTGGATCACTTACAGGAATAACATCGACGCGACCGTCAAAGTCTTCCGCCATGATCATGCGATCACCGCCCGCCACATCGTATGGATAACCGTCCGCGGGCATATTGTCCCCAAAGATTCGAGCCAATACTCGGAACTCTTGGCGCTGTGCGTAATGCAGCCGCTTATGGATAGCGGACATAACCTTCATGCCCCGCTCCAGCATGGCCACTGTAGTGCCTACAGGAGCCTCTGTGTTGCCGTCACCTGTCTGCTGGTCTGCCAGTGACACAAAGCGTCTACCGCCCTCTATAAGGGCTCCTAGAAGCTGTGCCAGCGTTCCTGACGGCTCCTTGTACGGAAGCGGAATAATCGCGTCCCTGATGTTGCCACCAGGCGCGTCAATGTCCCGCCATTCTCCAGGTTGTAAGGGTTCGTCATCATTACGAACCCTTACGCCCCGAGCCTTGAACCCAGCGGGGAGGTTCGCCAAGGTTCCGGCGTCGATCAACTGGCGAAGAATACTCGTAGCTGCACGACCCAATCCACCAATCATGTGGATCAAACCAAAGCCGTAGAACCCCAAACCAGGCATAAACTTATAGTGAACGAAATACTGCTTCTTCTTAGCAAGAGCCGTTCCTTCTTCAAAGTTCCGACGAATACCCAGAACCTGACCGGAGCCTTCATCAATCGTAACAATGTACGGCAAAGCAATACCTGTAGGCTCACCATCAGGACCCATGTCCTCAAAGCCCTCAAGGTCCAGATCAGCATGCATCTCAAGCACAGTGTAAACTTCATCGGTATATGTGCGAGAAGTACCCTGTAACTCGTCTACCTTTTTACGGACCTCGTTCTCATCTTCGTCATACTTGCTTAACTCCACATCCCTGTAGAATCCCGCAATCTGCATCTTGCGTACTTCATTCGCATCCATCCGAAGAACGTGCGTAACACGAGAAGCTGTCGCTAAATCCGATGCAGCATAAGGCACAACCAAATCCTGCGCCGGAATAAACTTAGATACGGCCCGTTGTTTCGCTTCGTCAAAGTATACCTTCTTAAACGTAGACCCAGACAGCGGTAAATAGAACAGAAGCTGATCCATATCAGGATCAAACTCTTCCATAACTTCCATGATCTGGTAGTTCATGAAGTCCTTAACACGAGCAGCCTGTTCCTCACGGGCCGCATCCTGCAAACCCAAGACCTGCGTCTTTACAGGGCCACCAGAAGGCAGCAACTCTTTGTAAGCCTGCGCCTGAAACTGAGTGACACTCTCCGCAATCAGCGGGTGCGTGACACCAGAAGCTCCTTCAAACGGGACAGTACGCTCTTGGTATTTAACTCCAAGCTGATCCAAGCCCTTTGTGTAAGTCTCTTCCCACTCTGAACGAGACTCCATGTCATCGTCGAAAGACGCTCTAAGGTCCGTCGAAATTTCGCCAAGATAACCTTCATCTAAATACTCCGCTAAGTTGGCACCATGAGGGATCTGCTCTTCCTGTTCAGAAGACATGATCATCTCTTGAAGCGCCTGTACTATGGCTCCGCCCTCGCCGTCAGGCATAACCTCGGCACCATTCGGAAACATTTCTATTTGGTCTTCAACAGGTACGTCTACAGAAGCATCCGTTGGCAGCATATCTTGAGCAGATATTCCAGAATCTATAATCGGTGGCAGTGCCATCAGTAATACTCCCGCTTACGACGATACTCGTCGTGTTCTTCTTCCTCGCCCAGCAGAGAAACAAACCCTCCCTGCCTAAAGCGCATCAGTGCTAATGTCATGCTATCACAAAAGTCATCATGATCGCCATTAGGAAATGAAACTACTTCCTCGATGACTTCGTCCGCAAACTTCTTGTCATTTGGGGCCCATACTATGCCAGCTTCGAACAATGGCGCAACCATGTGCATTCTCGTGACTTTATCTCGCCCTTTCCCTGGCGAAAACCCTAGCGCAGGAATACCCCGAAGCCGCAACTCGTCAATAAGTGGTGTACCCGTCGCTTTCGCTTCGACCACAACCATGTCCGGCTCCCAGTATTCGTGCTCTTCATACGCGACTTCCTTTAGTTCAGGGAAATTCCACCGACCTCGTCGAGCATCCAGCAAAATCAAATTGTCAGACCCGCCCTCCTCCGGCTCAAACACTCCCCAAGTCGTGATCGCGCTGTAATCAGCCGATTCTTTCTTGGAAAACGCCGTATCGTAAGACTGAATAATGTACTTGACAGGGGGAATATCCTTCTTCCCCCACGCTTGCCACCATTCGCGTTTAATAATCGCAGAATCAGAACTCGTCGGCGTCTGCTGCCACTGCGCATTCCATTTCTGCACAGGCAATGACGCCTTGATCCCCAGTAATGCGTCTTTTTCCCAGAACTCCGGCCATAACGGCTTGTCAGACGGCAGAATTGCAGGAAATTCCACAACCTCCCACTGATCCGCCATGATATCACTGCCCTGCGCGGCCAACAAACGGCCTGTCAAGTCTTTTTTACCCCAACGAGTCATAACAATTATGATCGCACCGCCAGGTTGAAGACGCTGACGAGGCCCAGAAGTGTACCACTCATACGCATTGTCAAACGCGCTCTCACTCAAAGCGTCCTGCTCCGAGTGTGGGTCGTCAATTACAAACAAATCCGCACCACGGCCCGTGACCGCAGCGCCAACACCCGCCGCAAAGTACTCGCCGCCCTTGTCAGTCTGCCATTTACCAGCGCCCTTGTTGTCTTCTTTCAGATTGGTATCAGGGAAGATGTCTTTATATTGTGGATCGTCTATAAGGTCCCTGACCTTGCGGCCAAAACGCACCGCTAGCTCCGTATTGTGTGTAGCCTGAATAATCTTGAGCTTCGGATTTCGTCCCAAGAACCACGCAGGCATCAAGAAACTCGCAAACTCAGACTTAGAATGTCGAGGAGGCATGTTGATAATCAACCGTTTCAACTTGCCCTGCGCAACCAACTCCAGCTTTTCCGCAATAACACGGTGATGCTGACCCTCAATAAAGTTCTCATACACATGATGAGCAAACGGCATGAAATAATCGTGCGCTTTTTCACGAGTATCAAGCCGCTTCTTGGCCTCGGTTAAGGCCAAGATTTCTTTTAAGGCGTCCTCTGGTAAGGCTTGT